TAAATGGGTTTACCAGTTCGTGGAGTGGTATAATAATGTTCACCTCCATAGTGGCATCCGTTTTGTTGCCCCTGCCGATAAGCACAGCGGAAACGATGGAGCGCTCCTTGGCAAACGGAACGAAGTGTATAAAAAGGCACAAACAATAAATCCGGCAAGATGGTCTGGAAAAACTCGGTGCTGGAATCCTATCAGCGAAGTACATTTAAATAGGCCAAAGGCTGAAAAGTCTTTTGAGAAGGCTGCATGATAAATGCGACAACTACCCTGAAAATCGCCGAGGAGTGGAACCCAAATAGTCTTCCTCAAGCCGAGGCACTAAGCAGAAGCGAAAGAGAAATACTCAATGGAGGTGCAAGGGGTGGAGGTAAGACCGAGGCGGGTATTGCTTGGATTGGTGAGCCTGAATATGTCGCACATCCACGATACAGCAGCCTGGTTGTTAGAGAGAACAGTAAGGATTTAAAATCTTGGCTGTTTAGAACAAAAGAATTTTACGGTGATGCACTAGATATTAGCGGTTCTTTGATAAACTGGAAAAGCGGCGGGCATACTTTTACCGGCCATTTAAAGGATGAGCGTTCTTTAGAGTCTTTACTTGGAGTTGAGTTCCAAAAAATACTTGTCGAGGAACTCAACCAAGTCAAAACAGAAGAATATTATCTCAAGATGCTTGGTTCTTTGAGGTCTACGATTGGATTACCTGCACAGTGTATGAGTTCTGCAAATCCCGGAGGCATAGGACATAGCTGGGTAAAGAAAAGGTTTGTTGATGTAGCTAAAAATAAAACATTTACAGATGCTTATGGACTTACAAGAATATTCATTCCAAGCAAAGCGAGTGACAATGTAACGCTCATCAAAAAAGATCCTGCATACTTAGCTTATCTTGATTCACTTCCGGAGAAACTTAAGAAGGCATGGCGTGATGGTGATTGGGATGTATTTAGCGGACAATTCTTTAGTGAATTCGGTGTACATCTCAGAGAGGATCCTTACATGATTCCACCGGACAAAGCAAACCTTTATGGATCGCTTGACTATGGTGATGGATCGGGTCCGTTATCAGGAGCTACGTCTTTCGGTCTACATCACGTTGACCCGGCAGGCAGACCTCACCGGCTATTTACTTACTACAAGAGAAACGAAAATGCATCTATATATGCAAGGGAGATAAAAGAAAAAATTGAATCCTTCCATTACACTTCCGGGAAAATGCCACAGAAAATATTTGCAGATCCTTCAGTGTTTGTAGTTAGCCAGAAAAACGATGAAAAGGCAAAAGCTATTTCGGATACTTTTAAAGAATACGGTCTGACTCTTACCAAGGCAAACAACAGTAGAGTAAATGGGTGGAGAGTGTTGAGAGAGTCATACTGTGTTGTTGATGGTGTCCCGAATAGTTTTTACTGGCATGGAGAGAATGATGAGTATGAGGAATACATACCAACCCTGGTTCACAGCGAAACTAACCCGGACGATGTTTTGAAAGGCGGGGAGGATCACGTTGGAGATGAGGAAAGATATTTCAAGACTTCTTACATGGCAATGAAAAGTAACGCACCCAAGAACGTAAGAGATGACAAGCGAAGCATGAACCAAATAAATCATTTAGTAAACCAAGTGGCAAAGAGTCGCGGAGGGAATACGGGATTTTGATGACTTTCATGGAACAAGTAGCAAGAGATATTCATTATGACTGAAGCACAAAAAACAAGAAAGATGTTTAAAATAATTTTTAAAGGCACCATGTGGACTTGCCTGCTTTTTGTATTTCTATTTTGTGTTATGATGATGATAGAACCGGTCATGGATCTGGTAATAAAAATGGATACAATAGGAAACTAAATATAAATCACAATCATACGGAGGAGATATGAAAAACTTTTTAATTATTGCAGCAGCACTATTGATGTGCTTTTCTGCGTATGGCAGAACAAGAATGGAGTCAAAGCCTGACAACTCGACTCTTATCTGGGAAGATTCTATCTATGTTGACAGCACAGAAGTTGAGTACAGCACAATAATCTGGAATGATTTTGGTGCTCAAAGGTCTTTAGTTATTGAGGCAAGAGATGATAGCTCGACTGGATGGTATCAAGACACAAGCGCGATTAAAATTGAATGGAAGCAGGTTTTTCCTATTAGCGCAACAATCGCAGAAGCTAATTCTTTCCCCTATGTTGCCGTGCTTAGTAGTCATGCAAATCCCGACTCAACAACCAAACATCCAACAGATTTTATTCTGTATGATTCCCTTAGAATCAACACCCTTGATACTTTATCAATTTGGAGCAGAGATAGCTTGGCAACTACTACCGCTAACGATGATACTTTGGGATGGCTTCCAGGGGATAGCCTTGATACTCAGCAAACAACAGGACATGGGGCTTTTGGCTATTCAGCTTTGCCTCTTGATTATTCCCCCGCAAGTCTTTTAAAGCTTACTGGGTTATCGACTAACAGCGCGGAAGGTTCTGGTACTTTTTGGAGATTTAGGATATATCAGTTGAATGGCACGCCAACAACAGCGCGGCAAAAATAAAGCATGATAGTGGCTCTTGCATTCATTGCAATGCAGATTCTACTTATACCGGGTACAGATGTCCAGGAAGTTAGGACAGCATTTTTAACCGCTTTTGGATGCGGTAGTTTAGGATACACAGCATTAAGGGATCGGTGGGGTGTTTCTGATTATTACCACCTGTTTTTGATTCCTCTTGCTTGGATAGTAATTAGGGGATTGATAGATTTCGTTCCTGGTTACACACCGTATATTGTAAGTCAATACGTGGCGATCTTTGGCATTATTCTGTTGATACGCACACTAAACTCCAAGTGGCTTTGGTGGGCTTTGGCATTAACTATTGTGATTCAAATAGCATACACCTATTTGCCTATGTATAAACTGCATGGCCTTGAAGGATTCTGGAGGGACAGTTATGCAGAACATAAAACCTTTTTCGGAACTCTCTATGGTTGGGGTACAATGAGGCATTCGATAAAGTTTTCAACTATAATGTTTGCCGGGCTGATAGCATGTGCGCATTTGTTTATTAGAGGTGGAAAGGTACAGAAGATTTTAGTTGTACCTGTTGCGCTATTGGGGCTTGGGGCCATTGTCTTGTCTACGAGTCACGCGATAATTGCTTGCGTTTTACTATGTGTGTTTGCTTCACTTTTCATTGTGATGCTTGAATGGAATTGGAAGGCAGCACTAAATATAACCGGAGCAGCCATTTTGTTATCAGCCATTGCATTGGTAGGTCATGAAGAGTGGATAAAACCCGCAGCAGCTTTTTTGAAAGGTTTTGCTGTTGATTCATGCCGGTCCAGACTTTGGTCGATTGTATGGGAAAACATAAAAGGTTTAGATTGGCTTATAGGTAAAGGAATAGGCTCATGGGAATTGCTAAGAGGTGTTATTGGACACGATGTAGCTGGCCATCCTCACAATGAGATATTATTGATACTATTCGAGCAAGGATTGTTGGGTGTTGGGATGTGGGTAGGTTTAACCGGATTAATCATGTTTCATGCAATGGATAGTAAACCGTTGTTTTTTGGATTTATCCTGTTAAGCTTATCTTTCTGCACAAACTCCATGATTGATTATGCTTCAATGTGGATGACCTGGGCTGTAATGGCTGGCTTATGTTTAAGAGACTATGAAGAGGGTAAGGCAAGGGATACAACAGGGGAGGTTTGGGGGATTGTTGGACGGATGAATCACAAACAAAATGACTTGTTTAATATAATAGTAGTGCTTTTCTGCATTTACGGTATGTACACATCATGGATTAACTATGATTTCAATTGCAGAATGTCTGCCTTAAATAAATTACCTAAAAAAGAATTTGCATCAAAAACAATCGATGTTCTTGATTCAACACCAACCCTTAAAGCAAGATACTATAAGGCTTTGGCTATATGGGATACAGCAATAGACAATCCGGGAGCACGAGACAGTTGGAGGCAAGCAATGTGTTTAGATGCGTATAACAGAATGAAAGAAATACACAAGCAAGCACCGGGATATAGGAATATTGATAATACTTTTAATTTTATTGAAAGCCTAAAGGGGACAAAATGAGCAAACATAAAGGAAATGATATTTGCAAGCCGTGCTGTTTTTATTTAAAAGAGGGTATGTTATGCGGGAAGAAATCAAAATGTACAGGAATTAAAAAGGATAAATAAATGGTTACAAATGCTTGCTTTTTTGAATTGTTGGGAGGACCGCAAGATGGCTACAAGGGTAGTTGTTTGATTGATAACGGCATGGTAGAGGTAAGACGTTATATCCAGAGAGAAATAAAGGGCGGTATAATCGAAGATATTGGTGTAGCTACTGATTGTTATATTGGAATGCTGAGGCCCAATTTTTATAAATATTCCAAGTCAACAATAGAGCTATTTGACAAAAAGGAAAAGTAATGGCGTACAACCCTAAAAGCGAAGATGACAGAAAGAAAGCTCTTGAATACGCAACCGAGCGCGTTTCTAACTTCTATCAATCCACAATGTATGAGTCTGCATGGGATAGATACAAGCGCAGGATAAATGCGTATTACTTGAGACATCGCGCAAATATGCCTAAATGGAAATCAAAGTTACATTTCCCTGTATTTCGTCAAGCTTGCCTTAATACCGGAGCACAATTCGTGCAGTCACACCGGTTAGATCCTTTTGTCACTGTTGATTTGGAATCCGGGAAAACACAGGATGAGGTTGCAATTGAAAAGGCCAAGCTTGCTCATTATGATTTGAATCATGATTTGTATATATCTACGTTTGCAAGTCAGCTTGATTCAATGTATTGGTATTTAAATTTGTTTGGCTGTGCTGTAGGCCGTGATTATATAACAAGTGATGTAAATACCAAAGTTATCAAGTCTGTTGATGTTGATGCTTTCGGGACCGAATTAGGCATGAAGCAAGAAGAATCGATTATACGTAGAGAACATACCAAAACAGATATTATACATCCGTTAAACTTTGCTCATGACATTACAAAGCCTTTCTTTTTCCGTAGCCGTTGGGGGTCTGTTCGTTTTCCTCTTGATATATCCATGCTTTACAGGATGCTTAATGCAGACAATGATTTATACAACAAGAAGGGTATCAAACATATCCTTGATAAACTTGCAAACGAGAAGGAACCTGCAAGATGGAATGTATCAAAAGACACTTATTATAGTGAGAACTCAGACAAGGACCTGTCTCACACCAATTCTATTATAGTCAACGAGTATTCCGGTGATTTAAACTATGCAGGAAATTATCAGGATAACAATCTGTATTATGGTTTGTACTCAAAAGAATATAATGTATGGCTTGCTACAGGATTAAGTAAATACCAGAGGCATCCATACTGGAAACTACAGAGCCACCACGATCCACAAAGCCCTTATGGTGACGGTCCAAATGATGTATTACTTCCTATTGGAGATTGGAAGAATAACACCGTTAATCAATACAATGATTACATGAATGCCTCTTTGAAATACATGTTTGAGGCTTATGCTGGAAATATAAACGGCGGACATTTAGCATTGCTTGATGGTTTACCTGGTGGAATTGTTTTGGCTACGGACGAAGAGGCTTACAAAGCCGGACCGTTAATCAGACAAATACAACAGACAAAGGGTGTTATTCCTGCAGTTGAATCCATGCTTGCCCGTATAGAAAGCGAAATAGCAAGCGAAGGGGCCATAGGCAGCTTTAAGACTGAAGCTCCAAACATCACCGATACTGCTACCGGTGTTTCAGCTTTAATGCAGCGTGAAAGCTCTATAATTGAAGCCATGATGGATGAAATTGATAGAAACGGTATAGAAGATGCTATGAGGCAGAAAATGGATAACAGGATTGCTTTCTTTACCGAGCCTGTCGTTGGCGAAGTGGAAGAAAATAGCCCTGCAATTAGATACTTTCCGTTTGAATTGTCTGAATATGATTTCAATTACAGGATTACAAGACAGACAGCAGATATAGTGGCCGGCAAACAGGTGATCTTTCAGAAAATGCTCATGGGTTTAGCTCAGATGGTTGGACCAGGCGGACAGCCCCTTGTCGCTCCCGAAAGGCTATTGAAGCTTACTAAAGCAATTGCAAAGAATTATGGAATAGATAAGGCTGATGAATACCTCCCAGATCCGGCACCGCAAGCGGTAATGGGTGGCCCTACTGGACAACCACCTATCCCCGGAGGGGCTGGAGGAATAACAAATGATGTGGCCTTGGGCTAAAAAGAAACCTGTCTTTGTAATAATCACAAGTGATGACACAAGGACATACAGAGAGAAATGGAACGACAGAAGTTATTTGGCATCTGTTGAATCTCTTGGCAATAATCTGATATGGAAATCAGAATTGCTCGAAACTTTGAAAGTTTTAAGACTGGAAGAAGATAAGGCCGAAGATCCCGGAAAATGGCGCGAAGTCCACCGGGCAGTCAAGGAAATCCAGAAATTATTATGTTTACCCAAAGAGGCTGAATTACAAATAAAGGTTCAAATTGCAAATAATAAGGCTGAAGAGGAACGCAAAAAACATGAAGAAGATGATAACTCGTTTTAAAAAGTGGTGGCAAGCCAGAAAAAATAGAGCGTTTGCTGTTGAAGTTGATAAGGCAAAGTCGATAATAAGAGATATTATTGTTAATGCTGAAGGTAATCATGGACGCTTTATTTATTATGGATATCTCAAATGCAATCCTGACCAGAAAATACAAATTAATTATGGCAACCATCAATGGGTTGGGGATGGTTTTGAGGAATTCGATTGTAGATTGGTTTTACCACGTTTACCCAGAAACAGAATTATGCATTTTTACGATTTAGACCAAGTTGTTTGCCGAGAAGTTACAGGGGACATTGTTAAAGCAATACAAAATTTGTCAGACATGAGGCCTTATACAAGAATAGAAGTTGAATCTGGTTCGTTTGGTGTAAAAATATACATAGGAGCTTAATATGGCATGTGGAAAAGGTAAAAAAGGCAATAAGGGTTACAAGGGCAAAGGAAAAGGCAAGAAATAATGCAGTGTGCTAAGTGTCTCAAAATTAGCTCTACAGAGCCACAAGAGAAGGTTGCTGCTAAAGTAGAATGGAAACGCATTGGCAGCCAGTGGTATTGTTTTGAGTGTCTCAAGGAAGATATGGAACCGTACCCGATACACAAAGAATGCGGATTGCCTGTAGAATTATGTGAATGTGTCAATCCTCCGGTGAAATACAACAGAGAGAAAGACGCTTTTATGGTAAGAAATGATAAGCTTAATGATAAAGGAAAAGAATGATGTCAAATAATTACCAAACTCCGATTATCCCGGAATGGGTATTGAGTTTGATTAAAAGATATATAGGACTTAAAAAAGACGGAAGCCTGAAGTTAAATTTCAGCCAAGGAGGTGTGAGGAACATAGAGAAAATTGAGGTGGAGCACCCGCCTAAAAAAGTTAGATAGTTTGTAAATAGTTTGTAAATATAAATTGGGATTCTGCATAGCAGCCCCTACCTTGTACGAATGTACTTGATAGGGGTTTTTTTATGGCCCCAATAAAACAGGAGTAAATTTAAATGGCAGAAGAAGGAACAGGAACCGCAGTCGAGACTCCAGTAGAGTCAGCCCCAGACGTATCAAACATAATTGGTACGAAGCTACAGGCTAACAATGCAGGTAAATCTATGGCAAGTGTTACTGTTGATGACATTTCTAAAAAGGAAGAAGCTCAAGTAAAAACTGAGACTTCCAAAGAGGGTAAGGTAGAGAAGATAGTTGATGCCCCTGCATGGTCGGAAGATGAAAATGTTTGGCTAAAGTCTAAGCTGAAGGAAGGTGTTGAGGTTGACGTTAATAATGATGCGGTAAGACAACTCGTTAAAAACGGCATGAACGCAGAAGCCGGAATGGTAAAGGCCCAATCTGAGCTGCAGAAAGCTAACACCAAAAAAGAAGCGAAGGAAATAGCCGCAAAAGCAGTAGAGGTTCAAGATCCGGACAAATTGAAAGCCGAAAAGCCCAGGACGCGTATTGAGGAATTTGAAGAAAGCTACGAGATTGTTAAAGCCAATATCTTAGACGCTGTTGGTTTTGAAAGCATGGAAGAACTTGCAAAAGTTAATCCAGGAGTAGCCGAAAGATTTAGAGATAGCTATATACGTGGCCGTCAACAAGCTTGGGAAGCTGAAGAGGGACGCAAGGCCGAGGTAATAGCCAAAGCCACGAAAGATGCTGAAAACCAAACCGCATTTAAAGAGGAAATGTCAAACGCTAAAGAGGCCATGAATAAAAACATGGCTGGACTCAGAAAAGATACTCCTGATATAGATAAACATTTCGCAGATAGCGGAATGAATGCTTTCTTGGGTCGTATTGAAAAAGATACAGCTTGGCCCAAGGAGTTCATTTTATCAAATCCCGACTTGTCTCATTTTCTGGCGAAAGCATCAAAGGCACTTGCCTTGACTGCTGATATGCCGAAATTCCTTGAAGGTAAAAAAACGGAATGGGAAAAAGATTTAAAAGGCAAGAAGGAAGCCGAATTAATATCCGTTGACGGCGGCGAGGGTACACCCACAAGGGTTAAATCCATAAATGCAAGAATGCAACGCCGCCCCGGTGGAGGAATATTATAAACCAATTGAAAGGAAAGAACAATGTCAGATACTTATTCAACAGATTATAAGTCCACTGCTAATGCCAATACTGAGGGGAAACTTGATCTTGATGTATCAAGAACCTTATGGCATGTCGGTGAACCTACAGAATTTCCGCTCACTACTCTTATGGGCGGGTACATGTATGAAGATGGAAAGAGTGACCCAAAAGAAGTTAAGGGCCGTATAGCAAGAGGCATTGCAAATGAGATTAAATATACAGTAGTTGAGAAAAATGCCCTTTCTCGCGTTGTTACCGTTAATGGTGCCATTAACTCATCTTCAACTACTACGGTGGTTCTTGATGCCAATACCCGCTGCACTGTAGGTGATGAGCTTTATAATCGTTCGACCAAAGAGAGAATGCTTGTAACAGCAGTAGATTCAGGTGGAACAGACATAACGGTTCGCAGAAATCTTGGTTCTACAACTCATTTTATCGGTGATAATGATGTATTGTTTATTTATAGCTTTGCACAGAAACAGGGTGCGGCTAAAAGAAGCAAGCAGAGCGTTATCGGTTCTCCGAGAGATCGTTATGTGCAAATTATGAAACGCACATTTGGTATTACAGATACCCTTGACAACATTAAATTGCTTGTTGAGAAAGACGATTGGAATGAAGAGATGCAGCAGGCTATTCTTGAACATAAGAGAGATATTGAATATGCTGCATGGTACAATGCGGCAGTAGATTCCTCAACTGATTCCGGCGGAAACATAGTGTATCTTTCTCGCGGAATCATCGCAGAGCTTGAAACAGACCATACCATAGACTGTGATGGAGCGTTGACAGAGGAGCTTTTCTTTAGTGAAGTTGCTGAAGAGATTTTCCAGTATGGCCCGCAGCGCAAATCTTTCCTTGTTGATGCTAAACTGAAAAGTCGCATCAATGGGTGGGCAAGAACAAAGTTGCAGACTGAAAACAAGCAAACTGTTTATGGCCTTGATGTTCAGGAAATCAACACCGGTCATGGATACCTTGAAATGATTAACTGTGGTGTGTTTTCAAAGTTCAATAAAACAGCCAATCAGGGCTATGGTGTTGCTTTGGATTTGGACAATTTAAAGTACAAACATATTGTAAACAGAGACACGAAATTGCAGACCGGTATTGAGACACCGGGCGATGACGTGAGAGAAGGTCAGTATATCACTGAAGGTGGATACAGCTTAACACTGCTTCCGCATCACAAAATTGTTACAAATATTGGTTAATCAATAAAACCAAAAAGAAAGGAAAATTTAATTATGAAAAAAGTTGCAATCTTGGTTCTCATCTTAACGTGTTCATTGTTTGCTATTAGCAATACAGATATGAACATATTTCCGACAGATGTGGACTCGGTAACAATTGCGGATGATGCCGCACAGTCAATCGACACTTTTGATGCTTATAGTTGTTATGTCTGGGGGCCGTATGAGCTTACGGGTGCTAACTCAAGCCCTATGTACAAAGGTTTCCAGGTTTTCGGCAAAGCTATCACGGGAACTACTCCAACAATGAGCTTTGGTTATCAGCTTTGTCCAAAGATAGAAGCTGATAAGTCAGACACTTCAGCCCTTTGGACAGAAATAGACACTCTTGATGATACTGGTATGTCAAGCTACATTGATTTATCAAGTAAAGCAGGAGAGGAAATATTTTTTCGTATTAACAATTATGATAGCACTGAATCGGTAACACCCGAAGAGGTTATAGTTAATTTCAAATCAAACTTTACTTTTAATAAAAAGAAGTAAAACATTGTAAGGGGTGGGAATTGATTTTCCCATCCCTTATTTAAAGGAGAAAAAGTCATGTCAAAAAATAAAAAATCGGCTAATATTACTAAAGCCAGAGAAGATACAATCCACCAGACTTCCGAAGTTAAAAGTATCACCCCGACACCACAGGAGAGCGCAAAAGACAGGCTAAATAAAGAACTTGCCCCAAGACCAGAGGCTCAAACAGATAAGCCCAAGATAACTTTTGTTGGTTCCAGTTCAATTCATTTTATAAAAAAAGACGGCAGTCGCTTTAGTGCAATATTTGAAGAGGGTGTCTATGAGCTTACTATTGATGATCCTGAAATCATTGAAAGATTGCGCGAAAAAGGCTACAAGGAAAGAGCAAAAAAGGTCAAGGACGCTGAATAATGGCATTGTCCACAACGCTTTTTACTGATAGGATTACAGCCGAATTGAAAATTCTTGGCGGGTTTACGTCTACTATAAAAACTACTATTGTGCGAAATGCAGTGAATAGATATTCCAGAAAAGTTGATGTTCCTGTAATATCGGCAAATTTAACCATAACTGTTGCCACAGGTGCAGGGCCTTATGATATCCCTGCTACAATAGAGAAAATGGTAAATGTTTATAATGCTGATGATCCACCCGTTGCGTTGCCATATTCAAAGGATTTGACAAAAAGACAGCTTACTTTTGTTGATGATCCTGAAGAGGGAGCAACTTATGTGGTTTATGGCACAGCAAGAGATATAAGCACAAATCTAGATACTGTAGTAGCTGCAATCAAAACAAATCATGAAGATGTTGTGTGGGCTTATTGTAGGGCTTTTGCTTTTGAGCAGGCAAACGCCTCTACATCTAACAACGAGCTGCAAAAAGCCGACAAAGCGGCCAGGGAAGCCCGACAGAATGTAAATATGTTGCTTGACAGTGTAGATAATGCAATTACGTTCAAGGACACCACGGGCCAGGTAATAGCTGATTCTGCAAACGCTGAAGGTATGGAGGTAAATGTTGACGATTATCTTGAGGCGGATCTTTAATGGGTAATATTAGCAATATAGTAACATTTCCAAGGTCCGGGCTGATAGGTTTTGACGGTGGCATTGATGAATATCATCATTCGTCAGAAATAGCCAATAATCGGGCACAGTCTATTGATAATTTCTTTATAGACGGCGGAAAGCTGAAAATCAGGCCAAGGAAGAAGCTTTGGGGTCCGAGTTTTGACGATGGTTTTAGCGGTGCTGTGGATTTTGTTGACCATAATGGTGTTGCCAGACTGCTTGTAGCGTCTAATGGTGTTGTCTATGAGGTAAATTCAACCACAAAAACGGCCAGAGATACTGGATTGACCAAGGAAGATTTGCATTTTGCCGTACATAGAGGTAGATGCTGGTATAACGGGGCCACGACTCAAAGAAAGATGACAGGATCAACCGCCTCAAGAGTTGGTGTTGTAGCCCCTTCCACGGCTCCGGTTGCTGCAATATCCGGGACAGGTCTCACCGGTGATTATGCGTGGGTTTTTACTTTTGTGATTAAAGAGAATGGTGTCAAGGTTTGGGAAAGTGACCCTTCATCTGGAAGTAACAGTTTGACTTTATCATCTCAAGGGGCCTCAGTAACTATAACCGCTTCCTCCGATTCCAGGGTTAATGCAAGATATGTATATAGAACCACAGATGCCGGAGCAATATATCAATATGAGGGTGAAGTTGATGATAATACAACTCTAACCTTTACAAGCTCATCCGTAACAGATGCCAATTTGGGAAGTATTGTTGAGCAGAACCATGGAGTACCAACACAAGGCGGGTTTTCCGAAGGTTGTAATGAAAGAATATTCCGGCTTAAAGACGATAAGCTTTATCATTCAGAACAAGCCCATACAGAGGCTTATCAAGAATATGAAAATCATACAAGCGGAATAAGTGTAAACTTCCATGAATTAACCGGCGGTGGATACGGGACCGGACTTAAAAGATTAGATAATAGAAATACTGGCAGAGAAGATTTATTTGTATTCCAAGAAAACCAAACAAGTTATTTACCCGGTGGAGATCCAAACCAGGCCCTATTAGTATTTAATGACCACATAGGCTGTATCCAGCATGATACGATAAAAGAACATAAAGATTCTCTGGTTTTTCTCTCTGGCGCGAATACTGTTTGTTATTTATCCGGTGGCAGAATTATTGACATTACATCGAGGAATATTCCTGCAAGCATGGAAAAATCAATAAGCAAGGCAAAATGCAGGGCTGAAATAATTTACGATGATTTTTACGTATTGACAATGCAAACCATTACACGGCAAAACATACAATACCGAAATGTGGGTATAGCGATTTGAGAACTATCAACGAAGTGAAGAGGGGCGTTGCCGATGCTATGTGGTTCAAGTGGAACGTGAATGCTGACTATGTAGCCACAAGAAACGATGGCACGGTGTTAATTTTTGATAGTAACGACAAGAGAATTTATGAACTTACTCTTGACAATGGCACAGTGCAGGATGAAGACAAAGACGGAAATGATGTGTCGATAAAATCAACATATCGGGCTAAAGATTTTGGAGGGGATAATACTTTTATGATTATGGCTGCGAGACAAATTGCCGTTGTTGGCAAGCAAGAAAAAGATTTGAGTGTTACGCCTTATTATGGTAATGATTATGATTTTGATGGAGATAAGCAGACGCTATCAAGGGCAGAGGGCGGCGCGGTGGCTATTATGGGAACTTTTGTAATGGGTGGTAGAATTACACAGTATCCAAAGAAAATGACCGGGCAAATACCCGGCGATGTTGTCGGGAGTTATATAAGTTTTGAATTTGAAAAAACAGAGTCAGACCGTTTTTTAGAATTAGCGGGCTGGCAATTTACATATAATATGTTTCAATCAGGAGTGATATAATGAAAAAATTGTTTTGCGTGTTTTTGCTTGCAGGCATGGCGTTTGCGGATGGTGACAGCCTGACCTTTCCCTCTACGGTTACCGGATTAGTGGACGGCGATATTTTCGGGGTGCCTTTGCAGTGGCTTCCGTTAGTTGATTCTTTGTTGAGCTGGGGCAATGGCAGAATAGGAAACCGGAACATTACGGATTCGGCAGATATTGAGCAAAAGAAAATTGATTCTGCAGGAACGGACGCGACGGATTGGATGAGCAATTATACTACGGAGAGATTTGATATTGTAGGCTCTGTAATAAAATTACATACCGACAGCTCTTTGCATTTTATGATAAACAATACAACTGCAAATACCGGCATGTTTAAGATCTATAATGACAGCGTAAGCATATTGTTTCAGGTGAGCGAGGATTCGGCTTGGGTTACTGTACCTTTAAGTATTGACAGTAATTATATATTCAGTTCTGATAGTGCAATGATTAATCCGCCTTCCCATTTCAAAGAACATGCCGTATTTGATTCGAGCATAATTTGCGATAGCATAATAGCAACAGGAGCCAGGGTTATAAATGATTTGACTGTTACAAACGATTTAATAGCAGATAGCGTAATCGCCACAAGCGGTTTTAGATCCGGTACAGACTTGTCTGTTGATAGTATAATTGCAAATGTTGGCGCGAGAGTAACAAACGATATAACCGTTAGTAATGATGCAATAGCCGATTCTTTGATAGGAACCACAGGGATGAGAACGGGTAATGCTGTGAGTGCGGTTGATTTGATTGCATCAAATGATGCTACGGCTGATAGTGCTATAGGAACCACAGGTATGAGAACGGGCGGTGATTTAACTTGTGATTCTGTTATAGCGGAAAGCGGAATAAGGACTCAATCTCTTATTGCTGACACTATTAACTTGCAAAGCGGTAGTATAATATTTCAAACAGTACCAGCAAGTGATTCCCTTACTTTTGAAGCTATCTTTATGACTGTTAGCGGATCGGTAACAAACCCGGACACTGTTTATAATTTTATAGGTGGATCTGATGGTGATGTATGTATAGTAGATATTACAACAACTAATGCCATATATTTCTTGAATAGCCCTAAATTAAACGTTGAGAATGGAACCTATACACAGCTTGGCAACAGAGGAACCGCAATGTTTGTTAAGAGCTATGGTGTTTGGAGATTGGTTTCTTTTGTGAATTACGGTAAAAGAGGTAGCTTGGTAACTTTTAAGGGGATCGGGGCGTATGTTTTAGCAACAGGTGTAATTTCTCCATCTTCACACCTTTCAAACTCGT